ACTTAACACGTAATAATGAAATAGTTACTATGAGACAAATTAAAAATTTTATTAAAGATTTAAATGTAGAACAATATATTAAAGATGAATTATATGCAATTAATGTTGAGAATTATACTGGTAAACACACTTTTTAGAAAAAAGTGTAGTCAAAAAAATAAAACTTTTTAGAAAAAAAACTTTTTAAAAAAAAGTTTAGACAAAAAAATAAAACTTTTTAGAAAAAAAAACATTTTGATTAAACTTTTTATTTATTTTGGAATACATTTTTTTTTAAACTTTTTTCAAAAAAGTTTTTAGTTAGAGTAAGCAAGACCACCCATACCACTCATAATTCTTAATACATTATAGTTCATAGCGAATAAATATACACCATATGAATTTGATACTCCAGCAAGATTTAATCTTGCGTTATCAATGCGTGAGAAGTTACAAGTACCAGAAGGTTGGTGTTCAGCAGGTTTTAAACAGAATGAGTACATACCAACATTATTAGTAGTAGTAGTATTAACTACATAATCCCAAGTTCTTGTAGTTGTATTTAATGACTTACCACTATGTCCAAGACCATTCTCATAAGGTTGGACTAAATGATAATAATCATGTGGTTGTGAAGCTGCTCTATCATGTCCATTTAATTGAATTTTAGCTGCACCTAATGTTGCACCCGGAGCAGTCCAGAATAAAGATTTAACTGGATGATTAAAGTTCATAGTAATTGGACTTTCACTTTCAACACCAGTATGTTGAACTTGTTCAATTAAGTATTCATGACTGACTTGAGCGAATCTTCTACGTTCGTCAGTATCTAAATATATATAATTGACTAATAATTTAGCGTCAGTAATTGAGACACTATTAGTTCCATCAATTAATTTTGGATTTAATGTCATATTAATCTTAACTTCATGATATTGTAAAGCAATTAATGGTAGTGCAAGACCTGGATTTCTATTAAACCAGAAACGTAATGGAATGTAATTAGTAGCACCATCAGCTGTACTTGAATTATTTGCATTACATAAACTTTCTCTATAATCATGACTTGTTTCAAATAATTCATTATAAATATCTAACCATTGACAATAATGTTTGTCAATTTTTTGACCACCAATTTCAACTTCAACTGTTTTAATTAATGTTGTAGCATCAACACCACTTAATGCAGGAGTAGAACTACCTGAAGAGCTACCTGTACCACCTACTACAAATAAAGGTAAATTTGGCAAAAAGTTGTCATCCCCGGGGTTATTGGTTAGCGTAGTAAGATTTTCATAAATGTATCTACCTCCCGATTCTTTTTCTAAAATCCAATATATAAAATTGTATTTGACTATATTACTAGTCGGGTCTTCATTTCCGTAATTATCATTATTATCATATTTATACATAAATGGTACTATTTTAAATATTTCATATGGAGTTACAAAACTAGTTTCTGTGCTGCCGTTTAGATTCACACCCCACCTATTTTGTACTGTTGATGTATGATCTGTATTTTCATATGTGTTTGATATTCTTACATATATAGGATTTTTAATAAGATCTTTAAGATCCACCTCGTCTGTGTTTATTAGTGCATTTTTCAGAAATCCATCATTATTAATGTCAAGTTTTATTAAAGATTTAAAATCTTCACTGGCTTCAGTTGGGACTTGGGGGGTATAAGTTACAGTATCTCCTGATATACCTATTTTTCTATAAGCATTCCGTTCGGGGTTTTCGAAAAATGTCGATTTTACAGGAGAACCGCCGAAGGGAGAGATTAAGTCCTCTACATCATTATTATATAATCTCTTTAATCGTGCAAACTCTTGTGCAGTATTTATACTGCTTTCTTGTGGCCAAGATGTTGTTTGACTGTCACCACCACCACCACCGCCACCAACTAATGTATAGTTTGTTTTTAAGTAAATTTCTTGGACTAAATCACCATTTCTGGCTAATGTACAGGTTACGGAACCTTCATCTGTAGTAGGAACACTACCACTGAAAGTTTGAGCGATACATTCTTTGGAGAAATTAGTGTGTCTTCTGTAGACAACTTTGAAAAAAGTAATTTGAGGATTACCTGTAAGATAAACATCTTGAGCACCCATTGCGACTAATTGCATTAAACCACCACCCATTTTATATTAATTATAGAGAAAAAAAAAATAAATTATTAACATTATTATTAATAATTTAATTTTTGATTAAACTTTTAAAAGTTATTTTCCTAAAAAGCTTTATTTTTGTCTAAACTTTTTTCTAAAAAGTTTATTTTTGTCTAAACTTTTTTCTAAAAAGTTTTTAGTTAGAGTAAGCAAGACCACCCATACCACTCATAATACGTAATACATTGTAGTTCATAGCGAATAACCATAAGTTACCACCAGTACCAACATCTAATCGTGCATTATCAATGCGTGAGAAATTACAAGTTCCACTTGGTTGATGTTCAGCAGGTTTTAAACAGAATGAATACATACCAACATTACCACCAGAAGCAACAGTAGCCCAAGCACGAGTATTAGCTGTTAATGATTTACCAGAATGACCAAGTCCTGATTCATATGACTGGACTAAATGATAATAATCATGAGCTTGGACAGAAGCTCTATCATGACCATTTAATTGTAATTTAACACTATCCCAAGATGCACCAGTCCAGAATAATGCTTTAACAGGGTGATTAAATGTCATATCAATAGTTTTTTCGGACTCTACACCAGTATGTTGAACTTGCTCAATTAAGTATTCATGGGATACTTGAGCAAATCTTCTGCGTTCGTCAGTATCTAAATATAAGTAGTTGACTAATAAATCAGCAGATGATAAAACAACACCAACGGTAGTACCAGTAGCCGCAGCCGCACAAGCTTCTCCAGAAGTGGCAACAGCAGTGTCCAAATGAACGTGTCCAAATAAGTCATTAACGGCACCTAATGTAACATTTATTTTAACTTCGTGATATTGTAAAGCAATTAAAGGTAAAGCAAGACCGGGATTTCTGTTAAACCAAAATCTTAAAGGAATATAGCATGTTACACTTTTAGGTGTACCGTTTTGTACATTTGTTCCACTACCTGTATTCATTACAGTTCTGTAATCGTGCGAAGTTTCAAATAATTCATTATAAATATCTAACCATTGAGAATAATGTTTATCAATTTTTTGACCTCCAATTTCAACTTCTACAGTTTTAATTAATGGTGTTACATCATTTAATACAAAATCATTATTAATTGCAGCAACGTCACACGCTAATGTAGCTTTTAAGTAGATTTCTTGGACTAGATCACCGTTTCTGGCTAATGTGCAGGTTACAGATGAACCAAAATCAGCTGTTCCATTGAATTGTTGAGCAATACATTCTTTGGAAAAGTTAGTGTGTCTTCTGTAGACAACTTTGAAGAAAGTAATTTGAGGATTACCTGTAAGATAAACATCTTGAGCACCCATAGCGACTAATTGCATTAAACCTCCACCCATTTTATATTATATATATAGAAAAAAATTTCAAAAAAAAAAATATTAATAATTTAATTAATATTTTAATTATTTTTAATTAAACTTTTAAAACTTTTTTCTAAAAAGCTTTATTTTTGTCTAAACTTTTTTCTAAAAAGCTTTATTTTTGTCTAAACTTTTTTCTAAAAAGTTTTATTTTTGTCTAAACTTTTTTCTAAAAAGTTTTTTTTCTAAAAAGTTTCTAGTTAGAGTAAGCAAGACCACCCATACCACTCATAATACGTAATACATTGTAGTTAAGAGCGAATACATTTAATGATTCAGCTGCAGTACCTCTTATTTTTGATAATACAAGACGAGCATTATCAATTCTTGAGAAATTGCAAGTTCCAGATGGCTGATGTTCTGCAGGTTTTAAACAGAATGAATACATAGCTGCTTTAGCTGAGTCGATAGCAGTATTGCTTTCAGAACCTTTACCTTTTAATCCACATTCATATGGTTGAACACCAGTATAGTACAAATATCCCTGATCAGCAGCTCTATCATGTCCGTTTAATTGTAATTTAGCTGTGTAAGTAGTTAATACTGTACCAGCTGCTTTCCAGAATAATGCTTTAACAGGATGATTGAAAGTTAAAGTAATACTTTTCGAACTGTCCGCATCAGTGGCGAGAGTACCAAGAGATTCCGTTCCAGTATGTTGGACTTGTTCAATTAAATATTCATGAGATACTTGAGCAAATCTTCTACGCTCATCAGTATCTAAATATAAGTAATTGACTAATAAACTACTACACTTCGCCGCATTTACTGCAGCGGTGCTACCATCAGAAGTTGCACCCCATTCAGCAACAACCTTAACTTCATGATATTGTAAAGCGATTAAAGGTAAAGCAAGACCAGGATTTCTATTGAACCAGAATCTTAATGGCATAAAAGAACCATCAATAGCATTTTTTAAACCGTGATTAGTTTCAAATAACTCATCATAAATATCTAACCAAGCCGAATAATGTTTATCAATTTTTTGTCCTCCAATTTCAATTTCAACAGTAGCAGGATTTACTTGACCTGTACCAACAAGGTACATTTCTTGGACTAGATCACCATTTCTAGCTAAAGTGCAAGTTTTACTTGCACCAGAACCATTCCATTCTTGTTTAATAGCTTCCTTGGAGAAGTTAGTGTGTCTTCTGTAGACAACTTTGAAGAAAGTAATTTGAGGATTACCTGTAAGGTAAACATCTTGAGCACCCATAGCGACTAATTGCATTAAACCTCCACCCATTTTATATTTTTATATTAGAAAAAAAAAATGAATTAAATTTAATTAAATTAAAAATTAAATTTAATAACTTAAGATTAAAATAAAAAAAAAAATATTATATTAAACTTTTTTCTAAAAAGTCTTATTTTTGACTAAACTTTTTTCTAAAAAGTTTTTTTTCTAAAAAGTTTTATTTTTGTCTAAACTTTTTCCTAAAAAGTTTTTAGTTAGAGTAAGCAAGACCACCCATACCACTCATAATACGTAATACATTGTAATTCATAGCGAATACATGTAATGATTGTGTTACTGGGGTACCAGAACCACCAGTAAGGGTTACTACTAATCTTGCATTATCAATTCTGGAGAAGTTGCAGGTACCGGAAGGTTGGTGTTCAGCAGGTTTTAAACAGAATGAATACATACCTGCATCTGATACTGTAAGAGGATTACTATGATAATGTCTTAAACCACATTCATATGGTTGAACACCTGTATAATACATATTTCCTTGTTCAGCAGCTCTATCATGACCATTTAATTGTAATTTAGCTTTATAACTTGCAACACCAGTAGCACCAACAGTTAATCCATTCCAAAATAAAGCTTTAACAGGGTGATTAAATGTTAATGTTAAACTTTTAGTTAGGTTTGCGTTTTGTCCAGGAGCACCTAATGATTCAATACCTGTATGCTGAACCTGTTCAATTAAATATTCATGTGATACTTGAGCGAATCTTCTGCGTTCATCAGTATCTAAATATAAGTAGTTGACTAATAAGCCCGTATTCCAATATGCATTATCGGCACTGGAATTTAATTCAAGGCATATTTTAACTTCATGGTATTGTAAAGCAATTAAAGGTAAAGCAAGACCAGGATTTCTATTAAACCAGAATCTTAATGGCATAAAAGAACCTTGAATAGCAGCTTTTAAGTCCTTATTTTCATCAAATAATTCATCATAAATAGCCATCCAAGCACTATAATGTTTATCAATTTTTTGGCCACCAATTTCAACTTCTACAGAAGCAATGTGTGTTTGATCTAAATCATTTATACCATTACCAAGAATATAAATTTCTTGAACTAAATCACCATTTCTAGCTAATGTACAAGTTCTGCTGGCACCAGAACCATTCCATTCTTGTTTAATAGCTTCCTTGGAGAAGTTAGTGTGTCTTCTGTAGACAACTTTGAAGAAAGTAATTTGAGGATTACCTGTAAGGTAAACATCCTGAGCACCCATAGCGACTAATTGCATTAAACCTCCACCCATTTTATATTTTAATATTAGAAAAAAAAAATGAATTAAATTAAAAACTTTTTAATAAAAAGTTTAGACAAAAAAATAAATTCTTAAGATCTTATTAAAAATACAATAGTTTTTGACTATACTTTTTTCTAAAAAGTATATTTTTAGAACCCTAACTTACATTTACCGTGTTCAATATATAAGAAATTATAATTTACACTAAATACATCTACAGGTATTTTTACATTATTATTCATTGATTCTCTAATATACGATGTTTCTAATTGTAAAAATTTATCATCTATACGAGACATATTACATAAACCAGAAGGTTGTCTTAATGCTGGATATAAACAAAAACTATATAAATAATAAGTGCCATTAGTATCAGTATTTTCTTCCATACGAGTTAAGGAATCAATATTACCAAGTCCATGTTCCATAAGTTGAAGTAAATGAAAATATTCACCATATTGTTCATAAAATAAATCATTATTATTAAATATTAATTTAGCTCTATTTAATATATATTTATATGGTAACTTCCATAATATGTATTTAGACAAATATGTAAAATGTAGATCAATATTATTAACAACTCCATTAATAATATTTGTTTCTTGATGTTGGACTTGTTCAATTAATAATTTATGATTATTATTTTTAAAATAATTTTGTTCATCAGTATCTAAATGTATATAATTTATTGATAAACAAGCTCTATTAAAATCAACATTTGATATTAAATTATTACATATAAATATATTTTCTTTTTTATTAGTAGTTATTTTAATATTTATATCACTTCTATATAGTGCTGTTAATGGTAATACTGTAGTTGTATCTTTAGT